GGCTTTTTCGTTCGGAAATCGGGGGTAGCTAAATTAGGATCGGACCCATTGCCCAGATTCTTCGTCGCCGAGACGCGATCCTGCCCAAACAACCTGGCCGAGAACGCGCACAGGCGTTCCGTTTTCGAGAGGGATATCTGGGAAGCTAGGGTTGAAGGAGCGCGCTACCCATCGCTTCGTCAAGCGGTCTTGGGCCACCGTCTTGACGATCATCTTGCCGTCATAGTTGATGGCATACACGCCACCCGCGGCCAAGTCCCGGATTGTCAAGTCTTCATTCGGCACGACGAGCAATGCCGCGCCATCTCTGATAATCGGCTCCATGCTTGCGCCTTTCGCGTAGACCACCCGTGCCTTTCCAGCGCCCGCCCCGACCGAGCGCAAAAACGAACGGCGGAACTGCACCACGCCCGTTTGTTCCTCTAGGTTGTTCTCTATGCCATCCCCCGCAGCAAGGCGGACGTCGGCGAGTTCTGGAACCTTTTCGAATTTGTCGTTGGCTGCGTGCGGCTCCCCTGGGCCTACGTTCGCGACCACGCCTGTTTGCGTGCTGATGCGAACGCGCGAGTCGCGTTCTGCCTGGTGTGTGGTCTTGCCGCCCTCCCATGGTGCAGCAGTCGTGCCACCGATCCGCATGGGGAAAGGATCGTCTGCGTGGTCCATGTCGACCAGAGAGCCACGGTTGGCAGCGGCCACGCGCGGAGCCTGGGCGGGGGACGAAACAGTTATACCAAGGTTCAGTTGAGCGATTGCGAGCGCAAGCGCCCCTTGAAGCGAGTTCAGCTGAGAGGGCGCCAACTTGCGGACCTGATCCTCCGGTATTTCGGGGAAGGGCCACTCAGCGGCAGGAGCGGCGGTCGCGTTCGCGCCGCGATCTTTCACGCCCTCGCCAAGCGCAAGCCAATCACTGGATACGCCCAGCATTCGCGCCGCGATGGCGTTGTTCGCAGCATTAAACGCGCTGGATTTCCCATCGATGACCTTTTTGACGGCCTGATAGGACGTGCTCAACCCTTCCGCCAATTGGGAAGCAGAAATAGAAGCCGCCTTCATCGCGGCGGCGAGCCGATCTCGGTATTCAACCATAGTTGCAAAAGTACCCGATTTGGCGAGAACTATAGTTGCTTCGTAATATGAACTATGGTTCAATCGCGTAATGAAAAAGACCGACGCCATTAGCAAATTGGGCGGCACCGCAGATGCCGCTCGCGCGATTGGGATCTCTTATCAGGCCGTTGATAAATGGCCTGAAGAACTGACTCCCAGGATCAAGGACCGCGTTCAGGCCGCATTCGTGCGCCGCTACCCGGGAGACTGGGCAAAGCGTTGGCCTGAACTCGCAGACACGGAGAAGCACCATGAGTGAAACCGCACCGCCGACATTGCCGGTCCCCGAGACAGCAGCACCGGCCAAGCCGAGCGACAAAGTACAGATCGGTCCGCTGGACGTCTGAAGTTCGTTTTCCATGCAGCGCATCGTAAAGCCGCTGCTTCGCAATAGATACGTTCAGGAACGCTTGAAATGAACATCACCACTGCGGCCGATCTGACGGTGCATGAATACAAGGGCGGCAGCGAGTCGCTGGGGCCGCTCGTCGGCATATCGGCCGCGGTGCTACGCAACAAGGTCAACCCCAACAACACAACGCATCACCTGACATTGGTTGAGGCAGACCGCCTGATGCGTATGACGGCCGATTTCCGCATCCTATCGGCGCTGGCGCACTCCCACGGCTTCCTGCTCGTTAAGGCGCCCAACAACTGCCAGGCCGAAAGCGACATGTCGGTGCTAGAGCAGGTGGTGGGCTTCATGGTGGCCAGTGGCCTTTACGGCCAAGAAATCCACAAGGCCTTGGCGGATGGCGGCGTCGACCGGCAAGAACTCACCAGGATCAGGGAGGCCGGCGCGGGCGTCATGTCGGCGGTGGGCGAAATCAACACGCGCCTGGAAGGGATGGCCGAAAAATGATGCACCGTGGAACGTCTGGTGTACCCGTGCGGGCGCGTGTCGCCTCCACGGAGCGTAAGGGGGGCGCGCTGGCGCGTGCGGCTGGGCAACTCTGCGGGAACCGCTTGTTCCAAGACTGGGTTGTTGCCCGCGCTGGTGTCGCCCCCCAGGGCGTGAGCAAGCTTGACCATGCGGCCGAGTACGTGCGCTGCGCATGCGGCATTTCGAGCCGTCGCGACCTGGACCACAACGCACAGGCCGCAACGTGGTATCGCGAACGCATCCTGCGGCCTTTCAACGACTGGAAGCGCCGCAATGCAGCGCACTGACACCGCGGGCGCGCTTTCCCTGTACCAAGGCTACCTGCTGTCGGCTGACGCCGCAGAGCGGGGGCGCGAGTACATCAAGTCGCGTCGTACCCGTATGGTGCGCGCCGAATCCCTCGCTAAGCGTGTCGAAGCCGACATGCGTCCGATCACGCCGTGGCCCGGCTGCACGAAGACCACCGCCGCTCTCGCTGCCGCGCGCTACCTGTTGTGGGAAGGGTGCCAGCGCGGTGAATTGCGTCAAGTGGAAGGCGCCTGGGGCCGCACTTATTGGCAAGTCGTGCGATGAAGCGAAGCGCCCCCCTCAAACAAAAGACGCCGCTGAAGCGCGGTGCGCCGTTGAAGGCTAAAGCCCCGATGATGCGCGCTACGCCTATGCCGCCGCCGCGCGCATCCATGAAGGCGCGCAAGACCGGCAAGAGGTCGCCGAAGACCCTTTACCGCAATCCGGCACTACTGGCGCTCGCCAATGGCCAGCTCTGCCTTATTCAAGTCCCCGGCATCTGTCTGGGCGGCAGGAAGGATACGACCGTCGCCTGCCATTCGAACTGGGGGCGCGACGGGAAGGGCGGGAACATCAAGGCGCATGACTGGGCTATCGCGTTCGGTTGCTCTGCCTGCCATTTCTTCATCGACCAATCGAGGGCGCCGGAGGCCGTCAAGCAGGGGTATTTCTACCCGGCCATGAAGCTGACGCGTTTGGCGATCATGGATATGGGCAAATGGCCCGATGAGGCCGAGCGCGGCTATCAGCGCCTGTACGGGGAGGCGGCATGAACGCCGTGGTGCTGCATATGCCAAAGAAATCGCCGCAGGTCGAAGACGGCCACCTCAAGATCGCCAATGAGCTGTTCGAAGCGATCATGGCCTTTCCCTTTGGCAAGAACGAGCTGCGCGTGCTGTTGGCCGTGCTGCGCAAAACCTACGGCTACGGCAAGAAGGAAGACGACCTTTCTGCATCGCAGCTGGGGGCGCTACTGGGCACGATGGCGCGCCCCCACATCACCACCGCCTTGAACGTGCTGGCGACGATGGGCGTGATTCACAAGCGTCCGGGCAAGTACGGCTCGATTGTGGGCATCAACAAGGATTACTCGAAGTGGAACGCTAGTACGAAATCTGTACAGGGGGGTAGTACGGGAACTGTACATCCCCCTAGTACGAAATCTGTACAGGTGTACGAAAACGGTACATATGGTCAGGGTGCCACCATGTACGAAAACCGTACTCAAGGGTGTACGGATTCTGTACAGGTCGATAGTACGGAATCTGTACACACAAAAGACAACCTTCCAAAAGACAACCAACAAAAGGAATCTGCTGACGCAGATTCTTGCGACGACCAGCTGCCGCTGCTCGACGCCGAACCCGGCAATGCTCCGCCCCCCGTCGTTCAGCTTCCGCTGCAAGACGGCTCCGAGTTCCTGCCGACCGATTCCGACGTCGCGGGGTGGAGCGCGGCCTTTCCTGCTGTGGACGTGCCTGGCGAGTTTCGCCGGATGCGTGCCTGGCTGGATGCCAACAAGGCCCAGCGCAAGACGCGGCGCGGCATAGCCCGC